CGCGAGGGGGAGGGTCATCTTTAAGAACTTCTGCACAGGCCCGGCTCCGTCAATTCCGGCAGCTTCCAGAAGACCTCTGTCGATATTCTGCAGTCCCGCCAGAATAAGGAGCATGGACATTCCGCAGTTCTTCCATACGTCCAGAATAAGAACAGAAAACTTAGCCATACTCTTGTCGCTGAGCCAACCGATTTTACTGATTCCAACCTTACCAAGATAATAATTAATCACGCCGGCATCCGTCTGAAAAAAGTACTGCCAGATAATTGCCACAAAGACCAGCCCGATTAAGGATGGGAAAAAATAGATGGACCGGAAGAACACCGTGATTCTTCCCGGAAGCTTATTATCCACAGCTACCGCTAAAAGGAGTCCCACTGCTGTATTGCCAACTGTCGCGAAAATCGCATACCACAGCGTATTGCCAAGTGTGGTCACAGATCTGGCATCCTAATCTCCCGAAAAAATTATACACAACCAGCTCCCTGATGTTGTGAATCCATTGAAAATACTAGGTTTTTAGGCATTCTCTCTTTACAAATATGTGTATAAATTATATAATATAAGAAGAAATATTATACACATATTTGAAGGAGCCGCGCCATGTCGTCATTGGTTTATGTCAAAAATCCAAATGGTAAAATCTATGTATATAGCAACGTTTCAGTTTATGATAAGGAAACCAAAAAGGTCAAACATATTCGCAAGAGCATCGGGCATCTGGATCCGGCAACAGGCGAAGTGGTTCCCAACCGCAGGAAAGGCGATATTGCCCGCAAAAAGGCTGAAACGAAAGAACCTGCTGGCCGCTGTGTTGTTGAAAACACCGGCATACAGTCCCTTTTGGATAAAGCTGTTTCAGACATAGGACTGACGGTACCGCTCACCGCAGTTTTTCCAGACGACTGGAAACGCATATTGACATGCGCGTATTACCTTGTCAGCGAAGGCGGGGCATTATGTCATATTGAACAGTGGCAGCGGATGTATCCGTCACCATGCCGTTCTCTGCTTGCAAGCCAGCGGGTGAGTGAACTCCTTGTAAGGATCACGCCTGCGCTGCAGCAGAACTTTTTCAGCAGGTGGATTGATGTAAACCGCCAGAAAGATGTCTATGCAATGGACATCACCAGTGTATCCTCCTACAGCGAATTGATTGACTTTGTCCGTTGGGGATACAACCGTGATGGGGAAAAACTGCCCCAGATCAACCTCCTTATGCTCACCGGCGTCACTTCCCATATGCCGCTGTATTACAGGATTATTCCCGGCAGCATAAAGGATGTGAACACCCTGGAGGACAGCATAGCGAATATATCCGTTTTGGACAGTCCGACCTGTCATTTTGTCATGGATAAAGGCTTTTATAGTGAACCGAACCTTGACGCAATGTATGCCAGTCATAAGAAGTTCCTGGTCGGAGTGCCTTTTACGGTCGGTTTCGCTTGCAAGGCAGTAGAACGCTACAGGGATAGCATCCGTTCACATCACAATTACTGTGCAGTCTTTGGGGACGAACTGTACGCGGTCACGGAATCTTCCACGTGGAAAGGGCATCGATTCTATATCCACGTCTACCATGATAGTTTCAAGGCGGCGACAGACGAACGGAATTTTGACCATATCCTGCACTGCTGTTATGAAGAACTTATGGCTGGCAGACACGTAAAGGAGCATGCCTCGTATTACGATAAGTTTTTTCAGGTTCACAAAACACCTGTAAGGGGCATCAGGGTGGATTACAACGAGGAAGCCATCAGCAGGCATAAAAGGAACCATATCGGCTGGTTCGTGCTTGTAAGCAATCACATCAAGGATAAGACGAAAGCTCTTGAGGTGTATCGCGACAAGGATGCTGTTGAAAAATGTTTCGATGACCTCAAAAATGATCTTGACATGAAGCGTTTACGTATCCATTCGGCGGCAGCCATGGAAGGCAGGATTTTCATACAGTTTATAGCACTCCTGATCACAACCCGGTTAAAGCAGGTGATGAATGCGGCTGGATGGTTTAAAAATCATGACCTTCAAAAAGTAATAAGCGAAATGAAAACTGTCCGCAGTGTTAGTATAAATGGAACACGAAAAAAATACACCACTGAGCTTACCCCATTTCAAAAAGACATTTATGAGCTATATGGGTTGGCCCCCTAAATATGTGTATAATTTGGACGGGATTTTAGGCTACTTTGCTAAGTAAGCACTGGACGAGAAGCCTGTATACTGCACACCGTCAAGTACAAACTGGATGTACAGCCACTTAACTCCGTTTACCATTGTGTAATAGCCATAGCATTTAACCTTAGTGCCAGCCGGGATTTTACAAAGAGCTTTCTTATTGGTTCCGGCATCATTACGGCAATAAAGAACTGCCGTTGTTTTGTATTCACCAGCATCGGCCTTGTTAAACTGCTTGGCAGAACATGTAGCCACCACTTTCTTCGAAACGGACTGGTTCTGATCCTGCTTGGTATTGGACGGCGTTACCGCTGATCCATTCAGAATCTGGTTTACCATGTTCTGAACTTCTGAGTAGTTGTATCCGTACTCAGTAAGCAGTTTCTTACGATTCTCGCCGCTTTCCCACAGTCCAACGATAACCTCATGAGCGATGGTTTTGATGTCTTTACCCTTGCTTAATCCAGGAGCGGCAACTGTATTGTCGTCGTACTTTGGTGTGATGAAGCCGCGGATAAATTTTCCGTTAATAGACAGGGTTCTCTTCTTGACCGCATTACTGTAGTTGCCCTCTTCGATAACCATGTAACCAGATTCCTTATATACCTCGATTACGGTACCGACATGATCCGGATTGCCTGTGTTGTCGCTGATTCCGTTATCCTGCCAGTCATACAAAATCGCATCTCCAGGACTCGGAACATAAGCATCGTTCTCCTGCCAACATCCCATTTTCTTTGCTGTTTCGATGAGATAATAGCAGGAAATTTCCATAGGCATAATGCTCTCATATCGGAGAGCTGCCGCTAATGCAGACCAGGTGCAAGCGCACCAAGCCCAGTCATAGCGCATACGAATGCCACGAGGAAATTTGCCCGCGCAGATCTTCTCAAAGAAGTCGTTATATAAATCGATAATGCTTTTATGTGAGCCGTTCGATTCTTTCTTTCCATCCCAGGATTCGACAAGATTAACAACGGCCTGTCTTGATTTCGCCATTTTTATCACTATCCTTTCGAATTAAATTTCTTTCTGTTTGCGGCATTTACTTCCGCATGATGTCTGTATAAATCTCGTTTGCTTCTCTTCTTCGGGGGCTTATTTTCCGCATTGCAAATCCGGATAAGCATTAACAAACGATTCAAATGCCATTTCTGACACTCAAATGGAATATGATACGCCGTCATCCAGTAATAGATAAGTTCACTGGTTATCTGCTGCCTGTTTATTGGACCACCTTTTTCTTCCTTAACAGTCGAAGCCGTCATAGGCGCTTCAATATAGGCATTTACCGCATCAATGTGAGAATTGGTAATGCATCGATAGACCAGCGGGTCAACATTCTGTGTGAGTGTCATACAGCGTATATAATCAATGGTTTCTTCAATTGTCTTCTGCTCTTTAGATAAGAAGACTTTGCACCATTTACTTTCCCATTTTGAAAGTGAAACGAGCGAATGCTCCAAACGCAACTTCTGTTCCTTTACAGGGATAAATCGCTGATTCCGCTCATCCCACAGATCGGTTCTTGGTATCGTAAGTTCAAGCATTCGATCTCACCTCTTTAGTTCGTGGTGGCAACCACAGGAGCAATCTCCGGATTTTCCGAATGATTCTTGATATCTACAACTTTCGGAATTACATGGTTTACGAATTCAGCGGCTTTGCTGTCATCTGTAGCCAGTTCCATAAACAGAAGATTGTAGAACTGAGTGCAAGCAAACTTTCTGGAAATCTCTTCAGACTTCTCGAAATATGTACCGTCAGCACTCTTCTCTCCGTATGCCTTTAAGATAAATTCCTTAAAGAACTTGATAATGGTCGGCTGATCTTTTGCATCTACGATGCGCTGAAGCATCTCAGCAACTCCACCAGCTGTGCCCAGTTCCATCTCCATAACCTCTGTTTCGGTAAGGTTGAAGAGCTTTGTTTCGGTGCGCTCAACGCCGTTAAAATCTTTATAAGTCTTTGTTACTGCATACATAGTTTTGTTCTCCTTTCGAATAAAAAGGAGTCGCCAGCTTTCCTGAATACGACTCCATCTGTGGTGTGTATTATTTCTGATTAGCCTTCTGCGGTCATAATCTTAATTACTTCGTCCGGAAGCGGAAGTCTCGGTTCAACACCATCATCTGCTTCGGCGGAAGAAGGATCTTTACCATACAGGATCTCTTCAAGAGCAGCCAGTTTCTTAGCATCGACCTTGGTAGAATCGAAGGTGAGAATGGAAGTGGGCTTCAACTTCTTTCCATCGATTAAGGTTGCAATCTCGACTGGTGTGGTGCTGAACTCCCAGGATAAGGTAATAGCTTCCGGACTGTCATTTACAGTGGAATAACCCTTCTCGGAAGGAGAAGCCAAGCAACCATAAACGAGATGAAGCTTATAGCCGTAATCATTGGAATCAACATCGTTACCGAGAAGCGTCTTGTAAGATAAGCCGAACATCTTACGGTTCTGCTGTCCCGCAAACACTCCAGGAGCAATCTCTTTGGAACCGTCGCACTCTGCGAACTCATCCGGTGCCATATAAGCTTCGATTGTGCCGCCAAATTCCTCTGCGGACATAAGGTTCAGATACTTGATGTTGTCTGCATAAATTGCAGTAGGTTCTGCTCCAGACGGGCTTTCTGTTACGGTACTAAGACCGTTCCATGCGGTACCAGAGTTATATACGCCGCCGGTCTGAATCGGGTAAAGGACGCCCTGACTGACACCGGTCTCATACAGGCGCTCGCCAGTCTTGTCCCAAACGAGTTTCTTTTTCATAGAATTTGTCCTCCTTAAAAGAATATTTCAAAGACATCATGGTTTAAGTTGTCTTTCGTATAATGCCGATTGAATCTACTTGTCGGCATAGATGCTACTTTGCCAACGAGAGAACTATCCGGATCGCTGTCGATGACTGTTACTGAATACTTTCTCGCAGACAAATAAACCCCGTCATTCGCAAACGTATTCTCGATATCGTCGAGAGCGTAAACGATGGCGGGGTATTTCATTTTTACCGATGACGGTGGTTGAAAATAAGCACGACACTCTGGTCCTTTGTTTGGACACGAGAGGATGTCGCATAAAGCATTATGCAGTTTCAGTCGTCTGCTCATTGTAAACACCTCCAACGGTCAATATTAAACGGGGATACTGAACTTCAACATTTGAAATTTTCCATTTAGCCCCCATATACTCGATAAATCTCATCGAATGAAAATTCGCATAAGCAAACGGATCGGCTACGATGCTGAACTCATTCGACACATTGAGATTGTCGTTGAGGTTATCTGAACTCTGATACTGTCGAGTATTCCGAATAACGTCTCCGTAGTAGTCACGAACTGTAATCTTCTCTCCCCAGACACCAGGTCGAATTTCCTCTGTTACGGAATAGCCGATTGCTCCGTAAAATTTACTCATTTTGAATTTTCTCCTTTAAGACTTTAGACTGTGTGATCCTCGGAACCGGAAGAAGCAGTTGTTACATCCTCTTCGATTGCGATTGCAGAGTATACACGAGTAAGAGCACCAGAGCATCTGGTCTCAAGCAGGGATTTCTCCTGGTTGAAGTCGATATCGAACTGAGTGAAGTGAGTAACCTCTCCGCCCTTGGTTGCACCGAGGGAGTAATCAGCCAGATTTGCGATAATGGCAACCAGCTTCTTCTTTTTGCTGTCGGGAGTGGTTCTGGTCTTACCCTCAAACTGCTCCGCAGTATTGATACTGCCAACATTCAGTGCAGTGGCAAGTTCGGTCTTGGAAGAGTAAATACGTCTTCCGTTGATGTCTCTTGCCAGGAGCATCTGATTCAGCATATGAGGAGTAATGAACAGATCCGGGGTACCGGTGCCCTTATAATCCTCTCTTGCATACAGAACGGTATTGATCATGGCCTCTGCGATGATGTAGTTCTCACCAAAGTTAGCCGCGGTATTGGTTCCCTGAAGTTCTTTCTTAGCAGCTGCGACATCGAGATCAACGTGAATGGTGTACAGATCATCATCCAGCCAAATCGGTCTGATGTGATCCGGAGAAATCTTGCCTTCATCTCCGTCGTCTCTGCCATCACCCAGCATGATTGCAGTTGCCAGCTCTTCATTGAGCATCAGGCGGTCGATGTTGTACAGGTATGCCACATAGTCGAAATCGGTGATGTCGATGATATCATCTCTATGCAGCGCACTCTTTACGTACACAGTCTGAGGGTCGGTAGTTCTGCGAACCAGCTTGAAGTTGCCAGTCTGCTTCTTCTGTTTTCCCTTAGTATAGCCTTTAGCCTTAAGAGCATCGATGTTACGGATATCTACCTGGCTAGTTCTGATTCTGGAAATCGGACTCTTATGAACTTTATTCATTACAGTTGTGATCCAACCCTGGTCGTTAGTAATCAGCTCCGGTGCACCAGGACGTACATCCTTGTATTCCGGGAACAGAAGTGTTACATTGCCATCTCCTGTCTGAGCAAATCCGCTTGCAAGAGCATCATGCTGAAGTGCATTCTCATTAGCATAGATCTCCAGCGCGGTCTGGAATGTTCCTACCTGGCTTGTCTTTGCCAGCTTAAGGATTTCCTCCTGGTCTGCGTGAGACAGAAAGCTCTTATCATCGCGCTTGTCAGTGTCAAAAACGTTGTGTTTCATATTGTCATCTCCTCCTTTAGATTCATCTTTTTTGGTTTCCTCGCCATCATTTTTTGCATCTTCGATGATCTGGCCTACTACAGCGCATACAGCAGTGTACTGTTTATCGGTGAGGGTTTTTAACACGTCCCCTACTGTTTCGCCATTTTTCTCATCTTCTGATTTCGGCGGATCTTCTTTTTTCCCCTCGTCATCAGAATGCTCCAGATGACCCATAATCATTTCATCATAGCCAATGATAATGCCTGTTTCTCCGTCCCCATGCATTACCACATCATCGATAAATGCTCCAGGATTGGCACCGGCTAACACCAGACTTACCTCTCTAATAATGCCATGAACAACATCGTGACCAGCCTGTTTAAGCTGATTGGCAAAGATAGAAAGAGACTGTACGTCGCCATGTTTTACAAGTTCCCGTGCAGTCTTTCCTGAGTCTGTATCATTAAATTCACAGAACGCATAAACTCCTTCATCTCTATTTTCGAGATGAGCTAATCCAAGCACGTTCGCCGGATCGGCATGATTATGCATCCATACTAACGGGACAGTCTGCCCGTTCTGACCTTTGAAAGCGTCTTTTTTAATGACTCTTCCATCGGCACACTGAAGATCGTTTCTAGTGGCCCAGCCACCAAAGTCATACTTCATTTTGATTTTCCTCCTCTATTTTCTGATATAGTACGATAACGGATGCGATGTCTTCTTTGATGAGCTGGAAGACTTTTTCTTTGATGATTTCTTGACTTTCTTGTACTCTGACTGAATCTTATCGAATTCATCCTGATACGTTTGTTCATATGAAGAATCGAGATCGGCTTTTGCCGCTTTATAAGCTTCTCTAACAGATTTGACTGCTGCTTTAAGCTCGGAGCTAACTTTTGCTCTTTCGCTTTTCGCATTGGCTTGATTCTCAGCTTTTTCTTCCTTGGTATCGGACGACACCTTCGCCTTCTGATTAGTCGCATCTGTTCTAACACTGGCCTTGTCCGTTTTGGCATCGCTACTGATTTTTGCTTTGTCAGATTTCGCATCGTTTCTAAGCTTTGCAATCTTTGCGGTTCTTTCAGCAACCCGCTTAGATCTCTCAGCCTTGGATAATCCTGATGGAATTTCTATTGCCATCAAACGCTCGATTTCGGCATTCTTTTTATTATCGATTCGTTCCTTCTCGCTAGATGATTCCTTTTCAATTTCTTCCAAATCAGAATCTTTATCAGTATCGATGCTTTTCTTCCTATCGGAAGCATTTTGGGTTAAAGCCTCATTCAGCTCTTTCAAACGAGAAGATATCTGTTCCTTCGTTGCCTCTGCTTTTTCACGAAGTTCCGTAATCTTCTGATCTCGCTTTTCCTGCTCTTCTTTGACCTTTGCAGCCTTTTCAGATTTGATATTATTTTTTGTATAAGACCAAATCTTCTTTCCATCATCGTTCAGTGATGTGGTAGAACGGCCTTTTAACTCTCTGGTACGCATATAGTATTCATGCGCTTTCTGAGGATCGTAATAGGGCGATGCATAATGTCTAAGAACCGCAACTTTAGGTTCATCCATTAAGAATCATCTCCCTCCTTATCATCGCCAACTGTATAATTGCCGACAATGTCATCGATCTGTGCAGAAATACTGTCAAGAACTTCATTAACCAGAGCATCGTAATCACTGGTATCGCTGGATTCTGTTCCATCACCACTCGTAGCATCTGTTACGGAACCGCCACCAGGCGCACTTAAATTGCTGTTTCTCAATTCATCAGCCTTAGGATCAGCAGATGGCTTCCAACCAATTACCTGTCTGATTTCGTTTGATGTAGCAATTTCATTTCTGGTAAACTTATCAGAAATTTCAGCAAGATCAGCTACCGGCACAAGCTTGAACGGATCTCTAAAGAACATAATTGACTTGTTCTGGGACCTGGCAGTCTTTGTTAAGAATTTTCTCTTCATTTCATCAACGATTGCCGAAATGATCGGTTCGATTGTCCGATTGTAATAGTTCAGCATAGTCTTCTCGTCTGCGGTACCATCTAAGATGCTCTGAGTGATTCCTAACTGGCTGTAAAGCATACTCGTTAAGTATTCAATCTGCTTCATTAGATTGTTTTCCAACGAACGATTCAACTGTGTGATTCGCTCTGTTCCATCAGTATAAGCAATACCATACTTAGAACCGGACAACTGCTGCTCGATATCTTTACGCCGCTTCTCTGCCTGCTGACGCCTTGCCTCTGATTTAATTACATAAGGTAGCTGAATGATCAAATCCAACTTGCCGGAGCTGCTCTGTTCATCGACAGCATCTAACAAATTCAATTTTCGAATAAGCCTCTGCATCGTCGAATTCGGTTCGTTAATTACCGCATACAGTGGATTTTCTACGATAGCAACCGTATCTTTCGGAACAACAATTTCTTGTTTTCGCCCAGTATTTTCGTTATATACCTCAACACGGACGTGACGAGGATACCAGTCACGAATTCGACCAACTCGCATCGAAAGAATCTGATATCCTTTTGTGTCATCTGGATCATCATCGGTATCCACAGGAATGATTGCTACACAGCCTTCATCCATCATGGACATAACAACATCTTGGATAAATGCCCTACCAGTCTGATCAAGATTGGCTTCCAACGACAAACATTCGTTTAAACCGCTTTTTATAACATTTAAAAACCGCCCTTCATCATCCAACTGAACGTGCTGAATGTTGATGGCGGCTACGTCTAAAGCGATTCTATTGTATACGGACGTGACTATCGATCTTTCGTTTCCTCTGGTAAGGCGAAAACGATCAGGACGATATGAATAACCCGAACCGATATTCTGTGACATCATGGTAGGGGCTCTATTGCGAAAAGCATTCCAGGCATTTTTAAACCTGGAACTTAATGATAAATCCATTTTGAATTCTCACCTCCTAAAAATAGGCAAAAAAAAAGACCCCTTTTCTTAAGAGGTCTCCAGTAATTTTACACCGGTATTTTGTTCAGTATAGATTCGCATATGATTCCGTTACTATCGGGATTATAATGCTCGTCTAAACACTTCAGTGTCAGGAAATTCCCAACCTTTTCTTCTATGTCTGCCCAATATTCATCGGTCTCAGATAAACCGTTAAAATTGCAGTCCAATCCGAGTGACTGCATAAGGTTTATTTCTTCTTCACTGAACATATGCTCATCCTTTCTTTAAATATTTACGCTTTGTTCTACTTCCTGTACACCAAGTGGTTGTTATGGTTCCATTTTCAGGATTCACTGCTACTGTCGCAGATTTCCCTATAAACTGCTGACTTGGTCGTCCAAGGTTATCGGTTTTGTTTTAATGCTACCATGATTCAACGGATTTTTCAATGCATCCAAAATTCCTTCAACGGTTACCGGTCTTGATTCTGTTTGTGTCCTATCAAGGGCATGATCTGAAAAGCGTGTAACCAATATTCCGTTTGAAGCTTTTACAGGTGTTCGCAACTTACTATTCATTCTTGCCTGGATAGAGCTTCTATCATGAGCTAATTGTTCTTTCGTTCTCCGAACTCCCCATTTCATACCTTTTATTCCATAATGCATCAAATTATCATTTGATTCGATACGAGCTACTTTTCTGATGGTGTAGGGTCGTAATACAGAAGAGCAATCAATTAACTTTGCTATTAGCATCTTTATACCCCCTACTCGAATGCTTCCCGATTCGCCTTGAATGCGATGTACGCATCCATCATTGCGGCGACGGCATCGATTTTTTGCTCATACCGCTTTTTCAGCAATTTACGGTTCCCGTTAGTATCTTCCAGAGTAATACAGTTTCCCATAGCAAATGTCATCAAATCCTCATCAAACAGGAGCATTCGCTCTTCTGAAAGTTTCTTCAATTCGCCAAGTGGGACAGATTCTGTCTTTGCACCCTGGATAACTTTTTCTATTCCGAATGGTCCATTTTCACTTGCCCAACGTTCAACAAATTCCTTTGCATTGTATGGGTCATAACCAAAGCATCGTACATCATAACCACATTCAATAATATGGTTATCCAAATCCTCATATACTTCCATCATGTCAAGAACCGTCCCTTCCAACACAATAAGACTTCCCTCTTTCATAAACTGATCGTATTTAATTCTCATTGCTGCTGGGAGTTTCATCAGAGTCGATGAGGAAATGTAGTTTCTGGTTTTGATGCCGAACGATCCGTTCGACAATGGGAATAAAAATGTGAATGCACAGAAATCGTCGCCTTGTGATAAATCAGCTCCCAAAGAACATGGCATCTGCCAATAATCTCGATGGCGATGTGGGAGAGTTTCTTCATATGTAAAGTAATATGTGTATCCCTCCATAGGAAGTCCGAAGCGCTTAGCCAAAATATCGTTTCGAGCTGCCGGAGCCTTTTCTGCTCTCTCAACGTCCAGCTGATAGGTTTCATAAGAAACAGTCTTTCCAAGGTTCGGATTTGCTTTCAACCATTTATCTGGATCGGCAACCTCATCAATAGAATCTAGCTTATACCACCAGATCGATACGTGCGGATTGATATAATCCCCTTTTAGAATGTCCATCAATTCCATTTTGATTGTATCGCCAGCACCGTTACGGACAGTACCCTCTGAACTGATCGCAACGATAAGGTAGTCGTTGACCTTCGATGCACCCTGTTCGATTGCTCCGATTACATCTTCTCGAATATCACCAGAAAGCCACTCGTCAACCGTCGCCACTTTAAGCTGAAGTCCCTGAAGTTTGTCGATTCTCATTGGACGAATTTCAAGAAGCGATCCAGTAAGGAAGTTTTCAATTCCTTTCTTAGTGGATGCCAATTTCATTCTATTCGCCTTTGATCCGGTTGTGTTCTGCAACGATCCTTCTGTAAGGAACTTATAGAAAGGTCCTCTTGATCTGGTAATAGCGGTTCGAATCGGGGACAACACCTCTTCTGCCTGCTTCATCGTCGGGGCTGTGGTTATCTGATGTGTCGTTGTGACATCAACATTTAAGAAGAAATTCTGCAAGCATGAACCATACATTGACTTTGCAGCACCTCTGGCCACTATGAGATATTGCTTATTAACTAATCTTTTTCGGATAGACTTGGTGACATAATGTCCGCCATGACTATCTTCATAAGGTTCGTATACACTTCTCTCAACAAAATAGTACCAGCCGAAAATCTGCTCAGCCCAAACTTTAAATGTGTC